CGTGCAGCTTTAGACATTCCGTTACGCATAGCGTCAATAGCACCGCCTTCAATAGCTTCTGCTAAAGCACCTTTAAAAGATACTTTTTTTCCAGCTTCGAAGTTCTTTTTATTAGCTACTTCTAACGCGTCAAAACGTTCGTTAAATTTATTAGTCAAGTTGGAAATTTCAGACTTTAACATTTCGTCTGCTTTTCCGTTGGCGCTTTCAATCGCCTGTCCGTACGCCTTTTCCAATTTAGCGTCGATTACGTCGCCTAACTGGTCTAGGTGTTTTTTAGTATTTTCTTCCATTATAGAAAAATTAAAAAAGTTAGTTGTTAAATTTATTTATTAAATACTCAAAAACCGCCTGGCTGTCATCTGCTGGCTGCGTGTCGTTAGACGGCGCAGTAGCTGTAGCGAATAAACCTTTTAGTTTTAGTAGTTCGGCTTCGATAGCGTAGCCCATTTCGTCGCTTATATCGCCTTTGCGTACAAGTTTAGCTAGTGCATCGTATCTTTTTAAAATGTTTTCCTGGGCTTTTTCGCCTTTAACGTCTAGTATTTTAGCTTGGTCGTTAGCCGCTAGTGTTACGGCGCTTACTTCGTATAGCTTTACTTCCGTTATTTCGCGGTAGTCCATTTTGTTTTCTTTTTGCATTGGTAAAATACCTACGCTGTTTTCAGTAATTACGCCAGCCTTCATTAGTTCTAGTACGTCGTTTCCTAAAGTAGTTTTAGCTATTTCAGCTGTAAACATTAAACCTTTGTCGTCTTCTACTAGTTCTACCATTTTACCTAGTGGCTGCGCCATATTGTGCTGGTATAGATACTTTACGCGGTGTCCATTTTCTTTAATAGTCTTTGCGTATGCACCAGGGCGTATAATATCGCTGTCGCTATCTTTATTATTAAAGTAGCTAGCGTACCCTTTTACAATACCTTTTTTTTCGTCAGCGTCTACTAGTTCGCCTAGTGGCGCGCTTTTAAATAAAATACTCATATTAGAATAATTTGTACAAATTTACGGTTTTTTTATTAGTGTTACTTCGCCTTGGTCTGGACCTATTCCGTCTTCTACAGCTTCTAGTATTAAACCTTCTTTTAGTGCTTTTTTAAGCATATCTATTAAACCTTCGTCGCCTAAATAGCTAAAGAAGTTAAAAGGGTTTTCAGCTTCTGGGTTAGCTGCTTGGTATTTTTCTAATAGTTTACCTAGTTCGTCCATTATTTGCTTTTTAAAAGTTCGTCCCAAAGTTTTAAAGTGTCAGCGTATATTTCTGGAAAAAGTTCCTTAAATAAAGGGTTACCGCCGTCGTAGAAGTTTTCGCTAGCGTGGGCTAATACTTCCCAGCGCTGGGCGTTTTTACCATAACTACCTTTATAATAAACGTTTTTGTGTCCGCCGCCTACTTTATTTTTAGTAATAGCGCCAAAAAAATCATAAGTAGCGGCGCGAAATTCTTTATATTCCTGGTCGGTTAGTTTATATTTCTTTTTAAAATAGTCGGCTTTATCTTTATTAAATAAATTTTGTAGCTTCCTATTATACTTAAAATGTATATCGCCTTGGCGTCTATCTCTAAAACCTAGCTGTTTATTAAATTTAGTAAAGTATTTTTCTACTATTTTATTAGAAACTATTTTATAGCTAGACCATTCATTTTGAAAATGTATCTGGTGTCCTATTTCGTGGTTCAAAACCTTTTTAAACGAATTACTACCTTTTTTAAATCTTAGTGTACCTATTTCTATAAAGGTGTTATCAGCGCTTAAAAAAGCGCCTTGGTTTGACTTCAAACGTATATCTATACTTTGTTTTACTTGTTTTAGTATTTCTAGGTCGCCTACTATATAGCCTTGGGCTTCTATTTTCTTTAATTGCTTATACTGGTCTAGTGCTGGGTGGTTTACCCTTTCTAAGTAGTCGCCTAGCGGTTCGCCTTTGCCTTGGTCTGGTCCGCTGTACCTTGGCTTAGGTTTTGGTTTTGGTGCGCCTATAGTTGCTGCTATACTTGCTACGTCTGCGGCGGTTAGTCCACCTGTTAGGTTTTCGCCAGCTATTTGTACGCCTATATTTTCTAAACCTTCTACAGCTACAGCGTCTTCTATAGGTACTGGTATAGCGGCGCATCTACAATTTATTACGTTACTAGCGCTGCCGTTCCTGTCGCCTGGTTCCATTAGTTCCTGTCCCTGTACTATAAAAGGCTGGTTAAAAGGTACGGTTTGTCCGTCTGCTGCCCTATGGCTTGCGCGTTCGCGTCCGTCTAGTGCTGTAGACCATTCTTTATATAGCTGGTCTGCTGGGAATATAGTAGTAGCGCTTTCTAGTATAGCCTTATTACTTATAGCGGTGGTTTCTGTACGTATAAACCGTTCAGCTTGATATTTACTGTAGCCGTCAAACTGTCGGCGTAATATACGCGCTTGTTCAGCTGCGCCTAGCGCTTGGAATTCTGGGTCGCGGCTAAGTTTAGTTGTAAGGGCTATAAGGGTTTTTAACGCTGTACCCTGTACTAGTGTTACGTTTGTTTTAGCTACCGCAGCGCCATAACTAGCAAAACTAGCGCGCCATTGGTTCTGGTATTGTTCGGCGCTTTGCTTCTTTACAAACTTTTTATAGTTCTTAAAATACCAGTTCGCAAAGTGTAGCCCTGTTTCTTCGTAGTATTCTTCGTAGAATTTAGACAAAAAAGCTACAGGAAATAAACCCTGTACTATTATACGCCCTTCGTCTACAAACTGCTGGACGCCTTTAGCGTATTCGGCGTTATACCATTTGCGTAGCTTAGCTATGTACTGGCGTTCCATTTTACCGCGTTCGCGTTCTACGGACGTTTGCCAGACTTGCTTAAACTGTTTACTTAGCAGTTGTTTAGGCATTGTCTTCTAGTTCGGCTAGCTTTTTGTTTGCATATACGCGCATAGCTTCGCCACCCCATAAGTTGTAAGCTACAAAACCGTTATCTAGCCAGGGTTCGTCTTTGTGTTTTGGGTCTACAGTACTGTACGTTTTGGCGCGTTCTAAATAGCTTCTAGTGCGTTTTAAAACATCTAGGCTAATTGGTTCGCGGCTGCTTAATTGCTGCGCCCTAGCTAGCCCTACGTTCGTACCAGCTGTTACTACGTCCCTACCGTATTTCTCTATCCAGCCTAGCATACGCTTAGCGTTGTTAGTCGCCGTTTGTGGGTAGTCGTCGTAGCTTTCTGCTTTGCTAGTTTCTTTACTGCTTTCTGGGTGTTCAGCTGGTAGTAAGTCTGTATCGTGTTTGCCACCCCTAAACTTACCATTTTTAAGCGCATATAAATAACTGTTTACGCGTGCCATAGCCCACTGTTCTGGGCTTTGTACCGTTGGGCGTACGCTTTCTGGGTTAGTTCTATAAGCGCCTATACCGCGTTTATATACTTCGTATAGTGTGCCTACAGTAGTACGCTTGCTATCGTCGTCGCCTACTTCTTCGTTATGGTCGTTAGTTTTTTTTTCTAGTGCAGTCTTTAGCTTGTCAGACATTTGCTTTTTACTTTCGGCTATAGCTTCTTCGTATTCTGCGTGGGTGTCAAAAGGCATATATACTTCTTCGCCGTCAAAGGTGTGCTGGTGTGTACCGCTGCCGCCTAGTTCTTCAGCGCGTGCCTGTGCTTCTTCTTCTGTAGTATATACGTCTGTCATTCCAGGTACTTTAGCTTTAACTTCTACAGTTTCGGCGTTTACTACAATATCTTTAAGCGCTTCTTTTATTAGGCGTTTTTCTTCTTCTATATCTACAGCCATAGGCGCTGGTTCTGGTATTTCTATATCCTGGTTACTTACTGGTAGTAGGTTACTAGGTATATAGTAGTCGTCCATAGCTGGCGTGTCTTCGTCTTTGCCGTAGTTCATTACAGCGCGTTTTTCGTTTGGTGTTATCCACCAGGCAGCGCTTAGCTGTTGTACTACTTTGTCGTTTTCTTCCTGTAGTTCTGGTATGGCTGTAAAGTCAAAGTCTAGGTATAGGTTGTCGCCGTACATTGGGACCAGCCAGCGGTTCAGTTCGTCGCGTAGTTTTACTAGTTCTGGTATAACAGCGTTTTGGTATAAAGCCTTTTTGGCTTCTTTCATATTGTTATACGTGCTGGCTTCTGTATTGTTTAGTAGCTGTACTGGTACGTTAAATATGTTACAAATATCTTTTATAGATGCGTTATACTGGTCTATTAGTGAAACGTCCGCAGCGTTTAAACCAAAGTTTACCCAGCTAAGTTTCTTAGGTGTTATAATAACGTCGCCGCCATTGTTACTACCTTGGTATTGCTGTCTAAATTTATCCTTTAATTGTTGCGCCTGTACTTCGTTTAGGTCGCCTTCCTCGGACATAAGTACACCCCTAGCGGTCTGGTTCTGTAGATATTTAACCCCTGTAGTTACGGCTTCGTTGTTTGTTGTTAAACTTCTAAGACCAGCGCGTAGTGGGCTTTGACCGTATAAGTGGCTGCCTGTACCGTCGTAGTAAGGGTTAAAGTCTTTTATATGTAGTACGCAGTCTGCGTCCATACTATAGTTACCGTTATATTCTATACGGTATTCTTTAATAGGCTGCATTATACCGTTAGATACTATTTCTACTACTTGACTAGGTAGTACATATAGTTCAGTATACTTACCTTGGTTAGGTCCGCTATCTGGTCCTATACCATATACGTAACGGTTACCAGTTAGTTTACCAAAGGCTATAAGTTCAGTTAGCCAGCTGTTATAAGACTGCGCCGCGTTTGGTCTGTCTAGCAGTTGGTGTAGTGCGGTGTCTTTAACTTCTACTAGCGCGTTCTTCTGTAGCATCTTAGCCTGGTACATAGTACTACTATCTAGCGTGCCACTTGTTAGCGCCTTGTAGCGTTTCAAGTCGTTATCGCTTTGTTTTTCGTAGACCTGGAAGGGTATAGTAGTAGCTGCTTTGGTAATAATGTTTACCAGCGAATATACTGTAGCGTTCTTACGGTAGCCTTCGTCTATATAGCTTCTGTCGTTTTCTGGGTTCCATAAAATACTTTCGCCTAAGTATTGGTATATAGCGCGGTTATATTCTGCTGCTGTCTGTTGGGCGTTCTTACTAATAAGTTTTGAAATTCTGTCTAAAAGGCTAGCCATACTTAAATTTTTACAAATTTACTATTTTTAAATTACAAAAAAGTCGTTACGGTTTTTATATAAACTATAGGTACTATACCTCAGCGCATCGCATAGGTGGTTATGCTTATCTATTGGCGTGTTTATTACCGTACCGTCCTTTAATTGCTGCCAGTAGTAGTTCTGTTGTTCTTTAATTAGGTTGCTACTTTCCTGGCTTATTATTACGTCAAATTCCTTTAGTAGCGATATTCCAGCGGTAATAGAACCAGCGCCCTTTATAGCTGGCTTAGCTAGGCAGTCCATTTGTTTAAGTTCTACTATACTTTTAGGTTCGGCGCTATCGCAAAACATTAACGTATGGTTTAAGCCTTGCGCCTTCAGGAAGTCGGCTATATCGCGGTTTGTTAGTCCTGTCTTATATAACAGTTCGTGTACGTATAGCTTGTTACCCTTCTTAGCTACTTTAACTACAGCTGTAGGGTCATTAGTAAAACCAAAGTCTAGCCCTAGGTGGTAGTCCAGGTCTGGGAATTCTGCGTAAGGTATATAGGTCCAGTTTTGGAATATCTGGCGGCTACTAAATACAGCGCGCTGCCCTTCGCCAAATACACGCCAGTAGTCTGGGTCGCGGTCTTTAAGTAGTTCTATTTCGCGTACTAGTTCAGCTGGTAGGAAGTGGTTATCCTGGTAAGTTGTTATCCAGGTGTCTACGTCGTCGCGGTCTACGTCTATTAGTTCTGTATATAGCCAGTGTACAGGGTCAGAAGGGTTAAAGTCAATTATAACCTGTTCAGTAGTACGCATATTAAGCTGTCTAAAGTCTTCAAAGTGTAATTCGTTAGCTTCGTTTATAAAGCATATATCGCGCTTTCTACCGCGTATTTTCTGTGGTTCGTCTACAGACAGAAACGCTATAGTACAGCCGTTATACTTAAAGGTGTTTTCGCTTTTGTTGTGTACGCCGCGGTAGTATATACCTAGGCGCTGTAGTATTCCTATTAGGTCGCGCTGTACAGAACCTTTAATAGCTGGTAGTGTTTTACGTACTATATCAATAGTTAGCGGTTCTTTTGCTGTTGTAATACGGTATACTAGGTACTGACAAATAGCGTAGGTCTTACCGCTTCTAGTACCGCCTTGGTGTATTTTTATTCTAGCTTTACTATTAAGGGTTTGGTAAAATTGTATATTACAGCTTTCGCTTACTTTTTGTTTGCTGGCTTCCATTCTATTAGCTTGCTTTCTATAGCGCCGTCGTGTGCTATTTCCTGGCGTTCTATATAGCCGCGCTTCTTACCTTTTGTTTTTAAGTAGAAAATAATAGCTGTAGGGTTTTCTTCGCGTATAAGTTTATGTAGCTGGCTTTCTGCAAAGTCTAGGGCTACGTTACTAATATCGTCTACAGCGGCTTTAAATTCTTTGTCTTTAGCTAGCCATAAGTAGTAAGTTTTTCTAGCTATTCCCACCTGCTTACAGGCGGTAGTTACTACGCCTAGGCTTTTTTCTAGGGCTTCTAGCATCGCTGCTTTTTTCTGTTGTGTATTTTGTATAGCCATATTGCAAAAGTACATAAAAACGCCGTAAACTAATAAGCATAAAAAAACCCACCGTATTGGTGGGCTTGTTACTATAGTTGTTTTTAGTTTTATTGTAGTTCAATTTCTCTATTTTCAATAGCTAGGGTAAAATCGTATTCAAATTTTTCTTCGCTAAGGTCGCCTATTGTAACGTGTGCGAAGTTAGTCCTAGCGTTATATTGTACATAGCCTATTTCAAATGTTTCATTTTTTCTATATAAACTATAGCTAAGGTTATCTGCATCTATTCTGCGGTTATAATGTGCTTCGTAATTATTAGGGTTAAAGGTGTTTAAAGTATTCATTTTTCTGTTTTTAGTGTTATTTAAAAAGGGGGTTTTTACACCCCCTGTTTATTTCTATTTATTTATAAAAGTGCCTTTTTGCCATTCGTGGTCTATAAATTCGCCTTCTAAAGACATTGTCAAGTTACCGTCTTTTGTTAAATAAAATTGTGTACTAGGTAATAATTCTCTTACCTGTTGAATAATTTGTGTTTTTGAATAAACCATTTTTCTGTTTTTAATTGTTATTTGTTTAGCAAAGATATACAAAAAATCTATACTTGCAAATTAATCTTAAACTTTTTAGGTTTTACAGGTTAGTTATTCTACCTTTAAACCAAACTTTATTTTGATTTGTGTACGCAGTAGACCGTTTTCGGCTTCCAGTTGTATAACCCTTTGGTATAGTTCGGACTTCTCTAGTTTAAGCCGTTCTAAGTCCCTTTTTAAAAATATATCTGGCTTTGACATTTTTTATATATTAGTATACCAGCCTATAGTTATGCTTTTTAGCCTTTATACCAGCAGTCTGTATACCAGCCTATAGTAATACCAAAAAATAAGAATAAAAACTGTAGCTGGTGTTCGTTGTAGTGTGTTACCTCTTTACCGCGTGCGTAGCTATCTGTATAATTTATACCCAGCACAAAACCGTAAATAGGAAAAAATGTTATATACATAGTATTTATTTATTATATTTTTTATAAAGATAAGTATAAAGTTCCCATATTTTAGCGCTGGCTTCTTTATTATTAGTGTATATATCTGGGCTGCGGACCTTTTTACCGTTGTCTTCTATTACTATACCTAGCCCTTTTTTAGTTGCTACTATGTATATTTTTATACCGTTTTTTAGCGCCCAGGACATAGCTTTATATTGTATGTTATCCATTATGTTAATCTATGTTAATTTATGTTATATACCTAGTCCCAAGGTACGTTAGTGTCTTTTATTACTTCAAAAGTTTTACTGGCTTTGCCTATTGGTTTATATACGCCGCCGTTATGGAAGTCTGGCGCTAGGTCAAACTGTCCCAGCTGCCCATTTTCTTTACGTTTTATTTTTTCTACGTATATAGTTACTAGGTCGCTTTTGTATTCTGTCTTTTGCCCTACAGACCTAAAGCACACTAGACCGTTATAAGCCTTATTGTAGAAGTCTGCGCTGCCGCTAATATCGTACAAATTAGGCTTTTTAAATACGCCGTTATCGCTTTCTATTTTTCTAGGGTGTGCTACTAAAAACAGGTGCGTATTGGTCTGCTGGCAAAACTGCGTTATTTCACTTAATAGTTTTCCTATGTAGGTAAAATCGCGCTGGGCACTGTGGTCTAGCATATTCCAGGGGTCTATTACCAGCACGTTTACGCCTTTTTGAAACACTAGCTGTCTAAAAGCATCAAGTATACCTTTCAAAGTTAAATTTTCTAGGTCTATTTTTATCCAATAAAAATGTTCTTCTATAAAGTCCCTGGTATTATTTAGGTCGTCTGTATTACAGCTTTTATTATTTAGCTTGTCTGCTATGCGTTTTATATGCCCTTCGTATGGGTAGCTTTCTGGGCTAAACATAGCGCAGCGAAAGTTATACTTTGTAGTTAGGTTTACTAGTACCTGGTCTATAAAGTCAGACTTACCGCTATTAGGTATACCAGTTACTACCGTCCATTCGCCAAAAGCCATATTAAAATATGTGTCGCTTTCGCCTAGGTTTATACTATAGTTCTTTATACCATTTTCGTTATAATTTAGTACGTTATTCCATATATTACCTATATTTAGTACGCCTTCTAGTGGGAAGTTTTTAGCGTCGTTAATTAGCTGGCGTAGTGTTTCTGCACCTTTTTGTATTAAAACTTCGTTAGCGTCTTTGTAGTCGCCAAACTCAACGTATTTACAGCGGTATGCGCCTAACCTTCTAGCTAGTTCGTTACGCAGCTGTAGACCAGGCTGGTCGTTATCAGTACATAGTATTATTTCTTCTTTGTCTTCGAAGTACTTATAGCAGTTGTCTAAATAGTCTAGCTTTTGCGTTCCTTTACTAGCGCCGTTAGGTACACTACAAACGCTATATAGTCCAGCTTCGTGTAAGCTTAGCGCGTCCATTTCGCCTTCTACTATATAACAGCGCTTTTTATCTTTTAGGTTGTCTATACCATAGAAAATAAGTTCAGCGCCACTAACCATTTTAAAGTTTTTTTCTGCGTCCCTGTATTTTACGTTTATTAGTTCGCCGTTTCTAAAATAATTAAAGTTAATCGTACGACGCTTTTTCTGTACTTGTGGTATGTACTCTAGGCTTTCGCCTATTTTCCAATGTACTAGTGTAGGTTCTGTAATAGACCTACCAGCAAACCATTCTATAATACGGTTATTTAGTTCAGCGTTTACTTTTGGTGGCTTTACATATTCCTTTTTAGGCGTAAATTTTACGTTACCAGACCAGCCGCAGTTATGGCAGTTGTATATACCTTCGTCTATATTTACGCTTAGGCATTTATCGCTTTTGTTTTTTCTGGTGTGGCTACATTTTGGGCATATTGTTTTGGTTTCGCCGCTGTTAGCCGTTAGGTTTATACCTAGGTCCTGTAGTTTCTGTTTGTATTCCATTTGTTTTTTTCTGTTTTTGTTTTCTCGTTTGCTAACCTACAAAAAAATCTAGTGTAAAAATTAGCATTTGTACTGTAATTACGTAAACTGCTACAAAATATACAGCAGCTTTTAGTAAAAATTTATGGTTTCTGTTTAGTTGTATAGGTTTTATTTTTGGTAGCTTCATATCTTAAAATTTAGTTTTTTATTAATTAAAAATTATATAAATAACGCTTTATAACGCTGCTTTTTTCTAGCATCATTACTTCTTTTTGTACTTTATTAGTGTCTTCAAAAATAGACTGTCTAGGGCTGTTTATAGTCTGGCTTGTGTATTCTATACTATCTAGGTCGAATACCCAGCAGCCTTTAAAATCTATTACAGCGTAATACCGTTTAGCTATATCTACGTCTAATAGCGCCTGGTATTTATATACTTCTAGCATTTTATCTATATATGTTTCACGTCTAAACTTAAATTCTATTATACATTTTTTACCATTCAAGTTTAAACCCATAGCGTCGAAGTGGCTATAGTCTTCGCCAGTCCATTCTAGTTGCCAGCCGTCTAGGTTTAATAAAAATACTAACTGCTGTTCTAGTAGGTGTATTTTTTCTATACTATTTACTATTTGCATATTCTAATATTTCTTTATATTCAGCTGGTGTTAAATTCATTCGTAAATTAAAGTCCTGTATTACGCCGTTATTAGTAATAGCTTTAACCATTTTAACGCCGTCTTCTAAATACGGTACTAATTCTTTAACACCTTTTAGCTTGTTTAAAGCTATAGGACGCTTTCTAAGCGCGTTTCGTTCCATAAACCTGTCTATATACCGTACACCGTTTTTATCGCTATTACGTAGCTTTAAAACGCTTAAAAAGTTTTCAGACCAGAATTGGTCCTGGCGTAGCTGTTTACAAACTTCGTAAACTTGGCGTAGGTCGTAGCCGTCTATACGTTCTATTCTGTCTAGGCAAATTTTCCATTTTTCTATAGTGGCTGGCGTTTTAGGTCTATACCTTTCAGGAAAAAGTTGTGCGAAGTGTGGGTATGCTTTTTCGACATTTTCAGACTTCGTACTATTATTTCTTTTTGTATATGTACTATTATTCTTAATAGTATATATACTATTATTACTTTGTATCGGATTTTCAGGCGACGGTTTTTCAGGCGACGGTTTTTCAGGCGCTGGTGCGTCTTTTAGTATATAGTTATAACCTACTATTTTACCGTCTTTACGTTCCTGTTCGCGGTGTAAATAGCCCAGCTGTTCAAGTTCAGCTAAAGCGCTGCGTATAGCGTCCCTACCGTTTTTAAAGTGGTTTGTAATAAAATTTATAGTTATTTTATGGTTACTACTATGGCTAAATAAATAACAATATAACCCTGTGGCTTGCTGGCTTATACCTTGCTGCCTAAATATAGCACTAGGCACTATAGTAAACTGGTCGAATTTCGACGGTTTTATTATTCTGTTAAATTTCATTTATTATTCTGTTTATTTTCATTTGTTAGCTGTTTCTATATTAGTACTTTATATACGCTGTACCATAGCGTTACTGTTATTGCGGTTATAAATAGCCACGTAATAGACTTAATATAATTATTCATTCTACAAGCCCTTTAAGTTGGTCGCAAAAGGTACGTAAATCGCCAAAGTGTTTTATAAAATCGCTAAATTTTATTTTGTCGTCTTCGTATAGTTCCCAAAGAACTTCTACTAATAAGTCGAATTCAATACGTGTCATTTTACCTACATATTCGTAGTTAAATTTAAACCCTTCTGGCGCTGTTTGCGTCCAGCGTACCTTTTGGTTTTCTTCGTCAAAGTATACAGCGTTATATTTCATTTTTTAAAGTATTTATCGATAACGTCTTTACATTTATCAAAATCATTCAAACAATATGCAGCCCAGCCGTTATTTTGTAATTCTTCTAGCCAAAATTCCTGCGCTTCTGTTGGTTTGTTTCTACCAGCTTTAAGTTCAATAGCTAGCCCTACAAAGTCGCCACTAGGGCAAAATACCATTACGTCTGGTATACCAGCCTTACCACCTAAATACTTAAATTTAAACCGCTCGAAAGGCGTACGCTTACCTTCGTTTGGAATATGCGCCGCTAGTACGTTTGGGTACTGTACGGCTATATAGTCCATTACAGCGTTTTGTAGCCTGTCTTCTGGTCCTAAATATTTGTGGTAGTGGTTTGCCATTATATTACATTTTCATATTTTAATAGACGGTATTTTATTACCTGGTAGTCTATTTGCAGTTTATTATATTTTCGTACTAGTTGTTCTAGTGTTAATTCTTCTGTTTTTTGCTTGTCTAGTGCTTCTGCTATTTCGTAAAGTTCGTAAAAATTTTCGTCAAGTTTACTATTAAATTTACGCATATATGGCAATTCGGCTAGTGCGTGCATTACTGTAGCGTGGTTTTTATTTAAACTTTGCGCTATTTTATTTAAGCTGTAGCGCCCTAAATTTCTACATAAATAATAGTATAAAGCCCTTGCTTCTATATAAATTGTTCTTCTACATTTTAAACCTAAATCTATACCGTAAAAGTCTTCTACTAGTTCTCTATATTTTTGCATTTTCATTGTTATAATATCTAAAAATTTAACCTAAAACTATTATACCGTCGTCGTTTCTTTTACCGTCATAACCTAGCGCTACGTTAGTGTCTTGGTAGTACTTCCAGTCGGCTATAGCCTTCTTATATTCCTGGCGTCCTTTTTCTAGCAGTTCGTCGCTAATTACATAAGTTTCAACACTATAAGGCGCATTAGTTTCTATTGCTATAAATACTAGTTTATTTACGTTTAACATATCCATATAAAAAGCAGCTTGTATATGGTATTTGTATTTATATACGTCGCTTAGAAACGCCCTAGGGCTGTTATCCTGGCACGTTTTAACATCGCTAATAAAACCAGCTATTTTATTTACGCAGTCTGGGCGTACGCGAACCTTTACGCCTTCATATTCTAAATAGTGGCTTAGTTCCATTTCGCCCTGTACGTAATCTTTAGCTTGTTGGTTTTTACCTAGGTTTTCTAGTATTGTAAGTATACGCTGGTGGTCGGCTTCGTCTAGCACTTCTTTGCCTTCTGCTTTAGCTTGGTGTTCGGCGTATAGTTCCTTACCAGCTTTTGTACGCCTGTCTATTTTTGGTATTATATGGTAATCTTTATAAAATTCGTTAGGTTCGTATATAGCCGTATGTACAGCAGTCCCAAAAGCCATACTAGGCGTGCTTTTAAAGTCTGCATTTAAGTAGTGGTGTACGCTTTTTTTTGCTATCATTTTTAAACCGCTGGCGCTTATATAGTCTTTTTTACTATGGTATTCTGCGTTGGTGTCTTTTACTATTTTCATTTCTTTATATTTTAAATCATTTGTTAAAAAAAAGCCCAGGCGAATAAACGCCCAGGCTGTTATTAAAACCTACCAGGGTAGGTCGGTTTCCCCTTGTGCTACTTTAGTTTCTTTTTGTTCTGTAGGCTTATAGGTATTAAACGACATACTTAAACTACCGTCGTCATTTTTCCATAGGTTCGCTTTGTATTGCGTGTCGCCTTTATATTCGCTTTTAGCGTCTTGTACTTCGTCCTGTTTTAAACATTCTATAAGTAGTTTTGGCGTTATTAAAACGTTTGCTAAAAGGTTCTGTGGCGCATTATCGCCAGGGTTAAATAGTCGTACGCCATTTACGTACTTAGTTTTCGTGTTACTCATTATATATTGAATTGTGCAGTTATCTGCTGTTTATACTCTTTTTTCATTTTGTAATTAGCCAGTACTTTTTTAGCCTGGTCGGTTGTACCCTTTAGGGTTGCGTTTAGTTGGTTTTCTGTTAGCCAGCTTTTATTATCCTGGTTACCATTTTTGCCGCTTTGGTTATGTACAGCGTTACCTACTTCGTCAGCACTAGCTATACTAGTGTCTAGTCCTATACCTAAATAGCCTAACGCGCGCCCTAAAGCGCTTGTAAAGCCGTTTTCTAAAAACGACGTTTTATTTATGTAGCTACTGTCGCGGTATTCCTGGGCGTGGGCGCTTACCATTTCGTTACCGTCTGGGTCTAAAATAGTAGCTTTAAATACGCCTTCTTTGTCGTCTAAACTTATTAGGTCTTCGACTATTCGCCAGCCATTATAGGTGGCTTCTTTTCTAAAGTGCATAAGCCGTTCGTTTACGGTTATATACTCTTTGCCTTTTATATTTACTGTTTTCACTTGTTTATAATTAAATTAAAAGTAATATCTATACTAAAACCAGCTTTATGTAATGCGCGAAGTTCGGCTACTCTAAAAGTTTCTGGGCTATCTAGCCGCGTATATACCGTAGGGTATTTAGCGCCTATTAGTTCGCATATATCTTTTAAAGTAAAACCTAGCTTACGCATTTCAGCTGTAAATAAATCTTTATACATATTGTATATTTTACTGCTAAATTACAAATAGATATTAAACTATGCAAATTTATTTTAAAGTAAAAACCCACCCAGCGCTAGGCTTACAGGTGGGTTAGCAGCAAACAAAGGGCTGTTAATTCTGGTTATTGGTATGTATAAACTTCTGTTTTTGTGGTTTCTGTAGCGGCGGTATCGCCGTCCTGGTTTGGTTTGTGTGCTATAATATTGTATCTATTTTTACGTAGGCTACATTCTAAGCCGTCTAGTATTAAGCTGTCGCCTTCGCTAAAATTAGTAAAGTTTATTCGTATTTTATCCATAGGCGTAAGCGGTTCTGTCTGTAGGTTGTATAGTGTACCTTCATAACGTAGTACAGTACTTCTAAAGTCGTTTAGTTGCTGTTTAGCTGTAGCCTGGTAAGGTCTAGGTACATCTAAAATACTAGTATAAATATCAGTATAACCTAGACTAAAGTTAAATAATTCGCGTTCTATTTCTGTTTCGTTTATTAAAACATTTGTAGTAGTGTCTTGTGTTAGTAGGCGTTCATATATTGACGTTCGTTGCTGGTCGCGAAACATTACAGTATTATCTATATAAACGCCCTGGTAGTTAGTTAAATAGTTTCTAGGTCCATATATACGTAAATAAACCGTTTGGCTTTGTCCAGCTGCTGCTGGTAATTCGGCTACGTCTAAAGACTGGCTTACCCAGGCGTCGGCAGCGTTTTTATCATTTTCAAAAAAGAAGTATTTAACTGTAGTAGTCCAGTTCTTATTTGTTGTATCGTAGTAGTAAGTAGTTCCACTAGTAAAATAAATTTGGCACCAGAACCTATTATATAATGTAGTAGACTGTATAGCGTTGTTTGTGTCGTAGTAATAGTTTAGTCTTAGCTTCATAGCTACGCCGCGGTTACCGTTATACTGTCCTGTTATTGCTAGGTTTGTAGGCGTACTACCGCTGTTTATAGCAGTTGTTTTAAAACTTCTACTACCAGTTAAAGCTATTTCGTCTGTAGTAAAACTACCGCTAGTTATAGTCCAGTGTGTAGTATTTTGAAATTCAAAACCTACGTCGTCGTTATAGTCTACTATTCCTTTTATTGGCGGTACTTTAAACTGTACAGCTTTATAGCCGCGTTCTGCTTCGCGTGTTAGGTTTTGGTCTAGTGGCTGTAGGTCAGTTCTTACAGTTCTTAAACCTTCGTGGTTATAGTCTTCCTGGTATGTACCGCTACTATTGAAACGCTTAAAATAAAGGCGTTCTATATCGCCTTTTAAATAAGCCTGTCGCATAGTTCCTATACCAGCTGGTAGCGCCGAATTATCTACCTTGTACTGTTTAACGTAGTCTATTATAGCTTCTTCGCTGTATGTACTGTTATTTAAAACTACCCAGCGCCCATTAGCTTGGAAAATTCTAGCGTTTATATTTTTTAGTATGTTTTCTAAAAATTCTTTAGCGTTAAAAAATTCGTAGTCGTCGCTTATAAAAACCTGTTCGTTTCCTGTAAAATCGCGTGTATATAAATTGTAGTTAGTTCCTAGTATATCTATTACAGCTATGTCGTTATTTAGTATTACGTCAATATCCAGCCCTATATTGTCTAGCGCTTTACATATAACGCTAGATAGTGTAAAGTTTAAATCGCCAAAAGAAATAGTATAGTAGCTGTTATCTACAAAATAGTTATCTAGTTCGCCTATACCGTCTATAGCGGTTAGGTTTATAGGTTGTGGGTTAGGCGCTAAAACTTCTGCAAACTGGTCGCTAAGTAGCCAGCCAGTCCAGAATAGCCTATAGTCGTCTACAGTTTCTATAGTTAGATATTTACTAAAACACGTACCACCTTCTACAGTTCCACCGTCGTCTAGTACCCTTCTATTAAAAGCTGTTTGCGTATCTAGGTAGCCTATTAAACTACTATCTACGCAGTTGTCAGCTTCCACTATACCGCCGTCCTGTTGGCTTCTAGTTTTATATGCGTCGCGTACAGTCTGGGCTACATATACTTCTACTTTGTATTCGCGTTCTGGTTCGTTAAAGAAGTCGTCGTAGTTTGTTTCGTCTGTTTGGTATAGGCTTATATTGCAAGTGCTACCAATTATAGGGCTGTAAAAGTCGTCGTCGCCGTCCCATTTAATTTTTACTGGGTCTTCGCCACCTACTAGCGGCAGTATTTCGCCTGTATAGCCGTCTTTTAAAATGTCTAAACGTCTACCGTTGCCTTCGTGGTCTTCAAAATCTAGCCTAAATTTTACGCCGTACGCCATAATGTTTTATTTAATTCTGCCGCGCTGTTTTTCGGCGCGTTGTAGTGCTACTATAAGGTCTTGACCGCGTAGTTCAAATTGACCGCCTACGTTTACTTGCTGCGCTTGTCTGTCGCCTATTAAGTTTTTAAGTTTATCTAGTGGCGCTATTACTTCTGGGTTACTTCTAGCGCCAGCATATTCGCCCATTAGTCCTAGTGTTGGACCGCTAACTATACCGCCATTAGCAAACGCCGCTATAGCGCCTGTACGTGGTCCGCTAGCTGTTGCACCGCCGCCGCCTTTTCCTTTTCCTTTTGCTATGTTAGCAGCACCAGCTTTTACCGCAGCACCTATAGCTATTAAGGCTACACCAGCTACTATAGCTGGTATTCCAGTTAGTTTAGTTAAACTTTCTTTTATAGCTTCAATAGCTATACCATTTTGTAAAACTAGCTTACCCATTTGTATAGCCATATTTGCTAAGCCAGTAAGTAGTGTACTAGATAGTGCGCCTATTAAGCTACCGCCGTTTGCTATAGCTTCGCCTAAAGCCATACCTATACCTTCGGCTACACCTTGAAGACCACCAGTAACTATTTCGCCTACAGCTAGGGCGTTTTCCTGTGCTATTAGTTGCTGTTCTATACCTCTAGCTTTTAGAATACTATTACTTCTTTGTAGTGCGCCGTCTAATTCTTTACTACTATTACTAACACTAGCGGCTAACATAGCTACAGGGTCTGTAGTTACGGTTTGCATTTCGCCTAGTAAACTACTTCCAGCTTGTAAATTTAACTGCTGGGTAGTACCCATAGCAGTACCAGCTGTAGCACCTAAGGCGCTTACGCCTGTAGCTTGCTGTCTAACTGGTCCAGCTGCTGGCTGTATTGGTGCAGCGGCTGTTTTGTTCTTTTGTTTTTCTAGGTCTTCGTTAGCTTTTATAGCTTCGTTTACTACTACTAGCTGCTTTTTATATACGTCTATTTCGTCCTGTACTTGTTGTACTCTAAATTGACCGTCTTCATAGCCGCGTTTATAAAGGCTTTGTTTTCTTTTTTCAAGCGCTTCTATTTTTTCGCCTAACTGTGCGGCGTCCATTTGTTCAAGCGCTACTTTATTAGCTTCTTTTTGGCTTTTTCTATATTGTACTAAAGCTACAGTAACAGCTGCTATAGCAGTTGCTACAGCTAGTATAGGGTTGGCTATCATAGCTGCGGTTAAAACTCTAAAGCCACCAGCCGCTAGGCTTAATAGTCCTGGTAGTTTTCCTAAAGCCATTAGAAACGGACCTACAGCGGCTACTATTCCAGTAATAACTAATATAGTTTTTTTAGTGCCTTCGTCAAGTCCCATAAACGCTTTAAGTAATTCGTTTACTTTAGTTACCATTTTGGTAAACGCTGGTAGAAGTATCTGTCCTAAGTTAGCGCCTATTTCTTTTAGGCTTTCTGTAAAAATACGCATCTGGTTAGCTGCGCCGCCTTGGGTTCTAGCAAAATCGCCTTGCGCGTTTCCTGTACTAGCTATTACATATTGATAACGCAGCGTAGTTTTTTCCGCTTGCGTCATTGCTTTTATATTTTTTGTAATACCCTGGGTTAGTGCAAACTGTTTTAGGTTTGCTTCTGTCATTACAATACCTAGGCGCTTTAAGCTTTCTGTTTCGCCAGTAAATACAGCAGCTAGCGCTGTAGTAGCTTCTTCTATTTTTATGTTTTTAAAAGACGCTAAGTCGCCAGCTAGCCCTACCATACTGGTAGACATTTTAGCTGCCTGGTCGGTTGTTAAACCCATACTAGTACCCATATCGCCAAACATAGCAGCCATATCTAACGCTGTACCTTGCGCTATACCAAACTGGGTTAAAGTAGTTTTAGAAAATTCTTTTACGCTTTCACTACTTTTTTTAAAACTTACGTCTACTTTATTTAGGCTTTCTTCAAAATCACTAGCTAATTTTATAGCAGCGCCACCAGCAGCAGCAATAGGTAACGTAAGACCTACGCTTAAATTTTTACCTATGCGCGTAGCGTCCTTACCAAACTGTTGTAATTTGTTACTAGACTTTTCTAGCGCCTTTACTAGCTTGTCACTTTTAGCTTCTAGTATTACCCTTAATTTTTGGTCTGCCATAGTGTAGAATTATAGCTGTAAAATTACGAAATTTTTAACCGTTAGTATTTTTAAAATCTGCTACAGTTCTAGTGCCGCTAGCCTTAGCCCTAGCTGACCGTTCTAAAAAGCGTTCGTATTGTTCTCTAGTGCTTTTAGGCGCAGTAGCTTTTTTAGTATATATATCCTGTGGAAGTGGTAGTAGCTGTTCTGGTTTTACCATTTGGCTACGCTTAGTACAGTTTACGTTATACAGCATAGTAGCTATATAGCGCGTTTGTTCCCAGTTTACGTAGTTCTGTATAGTGTGGGCTTCGCCTAGCAGCTGGTTTTCGTTCCAAGTATTAGCCCAGAAGTCGTTAGGGTTAATACCTATTTGCCCTATATAATAGTCTAGTAGGTCGTCCCAGGTTAGGGTTTTGTTTTTTTTTGTGTAGTAGTTTTACTAGGTTTTGGGTTACGTTCTACACCCATATTTAAGTCGTTACCTAGTAGTTTAGTTTCCATTAGCGCGGCTACTATGTCGTTTAACTGGTCGCTAGTAAGGTCTTCTAGCCAGGCGCCTACAGTAAATTTATTGTAGTCTATTTCGTTATTATTTTCCTGGTCGTTAGCTAGTAGTGCGCTGTATATTAAATCACGAATAGCGCTTAGACTTAAACCACTAGCGAATAGGTCGCCTATTTGGTCTAGTGCTACGCCTTGGGCTTCTGTAAAGTTTGCCCAGAAGTTCATACTAAAATGAAGTGTGCGGTTTTTACCGCCTAGTTTTAGAGTGTAGTACCCCCTTTTTCTGTTTGCCATATTAAAAAAATTAGCCCTAGTTCCTTACGCTAGGGCTGTTAGTTTGTTACTAGTTTGTAGACGCTGTAATAGTACCAGTAATAGTAATAGAACCACTATAAGTTACTGGGCTTTCCATTTCTGCGCTTACTTCTAAGCTGCTTAAAAAACCAGCACCGCTATAAAGTTGGTCGCCTGTAGCGGCAGTTCCAAACTCAAAATACAATTTTGTACGTGCTAGTAAAAAGTCGCCTAGTTCAGCAGCGTTTTGTGCGTCTGTATAATCTACTAAGCCTTCAAATGAAATTTCGCCGCTTCTTACGCCAGCTATTACTTCTTGAAAGCCGCCGCTATCTTTAGTAGTAGCTTCTGGTAAATCATTAGACAAAGATATAGTACAGCTTGTAGTGTGTCCTATATTCGCTTCCGCACCGTCTGTAGACGATACTTTTAGTAGTAAATCTGTTCCGTTAAATACTGTACTAGCCATAAGTCGTTTTATTTTCTACAAATATACGTATTTATTTTTTTTATTTTTTGCTGTAGTTAATACCAAAAAAAGTGTGTACGCCGTTGTCTTCTATTACTATTTCGCTAGCAGCCCAGTCTTCTGGCTGTTCTTCTATACCTTGCCATAGTACGTCTACGCTGTATTTTTCAGCTAGTATTGGCGCTGTAGTTTCTACTAGTTCGCCGTCTTCGTCTTCTTCGTATTCGCCTGGCGTTACTACTATATGTCCTAGCTTTACTATTGTGTGTTTGTGGTCTGGGTATGTTTCGCCAGTTACTTCGTCTTCGCTATGTGGCAGCGCGTCTATTAGCGCGTCTGCTGCGGCTTCGTCTGTAAATTCGTATTTCTTAAATAAATATTTCATTTTATATTAACTTTTAATTATTTTACTCTTGTTTTTATTATAGGTGTAATTGTTACGTTGTTAATGCTTGTAATTCGCTGTCGGTTAGTTCGTGATTAAATATTCTAAAATCTTTTATATTACAAGAATTTGTACTAATTGACCTAAAAACACCAATTATATAATCAGTAAAAGATGTATTAAAGGAATTATTTGAACAATCGGTTTTAGTAGCTTCAAGTTCGCCATCTACATATAATTTTACAGTTGTATCGTTTAAAAATAAAACTGCTACTTTATGAAATCCATCAGTATATGTTGAAGTTGAAGTTAAAATATTTTCTGTGCCCTGTGGTCGTGATAAAGCCAATACTTTATTATTACTGCTAAATAGTATTGAGTAATAGTGATATTGATTTGATTTGTCATAAAAACCACAAGTACCACTCTCTTGTCCTAAAGTATGATTACCCTCAACATACATAACAAAAGGATAAGATGTTGGTACATTAGGTACTGAATTTATTTCAGAAGTTTCAGCCAACCTCGTTACTGCACTACCTTGTGTTGGTATGTAAGATGTAGCGTAGCTTCCTGCTTCGAGTTGTGCGCCCCATATATAGATATTGCCATTACCATCCCCTGTATATTGCACCATACCTAAGCTCTTGGTATTTCCTGTGGCTGCATTAGCTAAATTTACTCTAAATGTGTTTGGAGCAGTTGATAACTGTGCTATAATTGTACATCTATACCACCCATTACCAAAATCTTCTATTTTAGCATCAGTAAGAGTTGCTGTGCCATTTATAATTGTTTCGCCAAGTGTACCATTTTCTAAATCAAAAACCTTACTTGCTGCAAAAGAATTGCTTGTGCTAAGTAGTAACAACTGTATATATTTTTGTGTTCCTTTTTTAACAAAAATACTTAAAGCATAATCTGTTGCTGATGAAGCTGTGATGGTTTTGCTTAATCTGTGATAGCCAAAATTACTATTAGCTTCTTGAAGTTTTGTAGCATTTAACGAACCATCA